ACTCAAGAATATCCCGGTCAAAATAAACCTGCCGAAGATAGAAGAAAAGGAAACTGAGATAATCGCGGGAACGCTGGTGAACCTTACCAACTCACTTGTCGCGGCCGTTGAAGAAGGATGGATCACAAAAGAGATGGCGTCGAAAGTTTATTTGTATGTCCTTTCGAATATAGGGATGGATATTGATGATGACGAAATTGCGGATGCGGCCATAACCAAGGAATCAATCGATGCGAGGCTCCGTGAGATCTATTCCAAGAAATCTCGCGTGAAGATGGTTACAAATAAATCTCATAACGATGAACCCGAGGATCTCGAATAATGCCAACCCCCAGACAGATACTCAAGAAGCGAGTTGACGATTCGCTCCGTGGCCTACGGAATAACCAGCGAGCCGCTGTCAAGGAAGTCCTTGCTGATTTGAATAAAACCAAAACAGAGCTCACCACGCTCCTGAAGGGCGCGGAAAGATTCGAGATGGGGTACTATCGTTCCATCCTGCGCGGCGTGAACGAAAAGATAGACGAGTTTACCGGCCGGATGGGCAAGTCCGTAACGGACGGGCAGGTCCAGTCGTTCAATGCCGGCAGCCAGCTGGTCCCGGAGGTCCTGAAGGGCGTGGGGATAGATATTGCGTTCGGAAAGCTATCCGATGAGCTCATAGTTACAGCCAAGAAGCTTTCGGTGGATTATATCAAGGACATGTCCAAGGCCATGAAGGATGATATTGCCCGGGAGATCCGGGGAGCTATCCTGAAGGGCGAGAACAGCTTCGACGCGGCGCGGAAGATCGACAAAATTATAGGCACAAGCAAGACTACCGGATATCTCAATCGATCCGACGTGATTGCGCGCACGGAAATAGGCCGGGCATATTCTATTGCCAGGCAGGCCAAGGACGAGCAGGTGGCCGAGAAGGTACCGAAACTCAAGAAGCAGTGGGTGACCGGATTCAATCCGCGTAATAAGGACATGGGTGGCGGCCGCGGGTTTATCTCACATTCAGAAGTGGATGGCCAGATCCGGGATGTCGATCAGCCGTTCGATGTTGGCGGCGAACAAATGATGGCGCCAAGAATGGGGGAGAAGCCAGAAAATAATGTCGGATGTAATTGTTCCTCAATCCCTTACATGGAAGAATGGGCTTGATTTAAAGCTTTAAAAGCTATAGAATGGTCTGTGAGAGGTAATTTGGTATGGTTGATTTAAGAGGCAATCTTAATCCCAGATATAAACATGGTCAAAGAGAAATTATAGACAAAATTTGTTTGTCTTGTGGTAAGTCATATCGTGCATTTAGAATGCAAAAATATTGTTCCAAGCAATGCCAAGTTGGTTCATTTAATAGTAATTGGCACGGAGGAAAAACTAAGATTAGGTGCGATTCCTGCGGAAAAGAAATAAAAATATGGAAATGTAATCTCAAAAAAAATAAACATCATTTTTGTTCAAAGAAATGTGAATCAAAAAAGGCAGCATTATTTTATAGTGGAGAAAATTCTTCTTGCTGGAATGGTGGATCCACTGATTATTATTTATCAAAGGAATGGAAAGACTGGAGAAAGCGGTATATCAAGGAATATGAAAAATCTTTCAATATTCCATTTGGATGTTTCAAATGCGGTATAACTAAAAAACCAATTATTTTACATCACATAATTCCTCGTAAGAAAAGAAATGAATCTCTAACATTTTTTCATTTCATGCCCCTCTGTCCAGCACACCATAAACAACTTGAAGGGAAATCAATAGAGGAACATTTTGGTATAAACAAAATAACTATGTAAAGGGGTGAACACATGAGGCTGCTAGAAATTGAAGATATAAAAAATTACAAGGCGAGCGAACAGTCAGATATTGCACTTAGCGATGATTTTCGCATAATAGCAAGTTTTTATTCCACCCTGAAACGAACCGGGAATTTTAAATACACGGAAGATCAGATATTCGATATCGCAAAAGATATCGCCGGCGAACTCGTTAAACGTGGAAAGACAGAATTCCATCCGGAAGAATGGGAAGAATATTCCGATGAGCTTTATTCGTGGGTATTTATGGCGCTGAGCGATGAGGGTATTCAGATACCAGCAAATGTTATCGAGTATTTGAACGAAGCCAAAATAAAAGAAAGCTATGACGAATCACTCGATGAAGGTGTTCGTCCCGCATTTGGTTCTCCTAGAGGCAAAAGATTACTAGCCAAAACTATAGTTTCATATATACCAGAACACAAGATTTATGCAGAACCATTTATTGGTGGTGGAACTGTATTTCTAAAAAAGAAATTAAGCGAGGTTGAAATAATAAATGATTCAGATTCCGGGATAATATCCGCATTCAAATTTATGCAGGAGGGTAATTTTTCTGGATTGAATAAATATAAGGTGGATGGGAATCGTGAACACTTTGATAAATTAAAAAACTCAAATCCAGTATCCGCTCTTGATAGGTTTTATAGATTTCTTTATTTAAAACATTTTTCATTTGGAAATGTTGGGGAAAGTGGTGGATTTGCACCAAGCCGCGGTGAGGGTTCTGGTTATACACTGGCCGATAAATTCGATAAAAAGTTACCAAGAATTTCAGAAAGACTGAAGGGCGTTAAAATATATAATAAAGATTTTAGAAAAATAATTGAGGATTGGGATGGGGATAATACATTTTTCTACCTGGACCCACCGTACCCGGATCATCAGGGAGCATTAAAAACATCATTGACAAATAGCGATATTTTAAACTCAGTTAAAAATTTAAAAGCAAGATGGATATTGTCATTGCCAGACAATAAAAATGTCAGGGAAACATTCAAAGATTTTAATATAAAATCTTTTTCAGTGAATAGGACATTCAATCGGAATACGGAACACGCAGACAATGAAGTTCTGGTGTCAAATTTTCCGCTGAAAAAATCCGACACATGGCTCGCCGAATCGGTGGATCTAAATAAAGAGAATGACTTCCCGCAGGACTATGCGATATTTGTTGCCCACTTCCGTGGCAAGTCCGCGCATCTCGATTTTCGTAGAATGAAGGACGGATATCTTGAAGATGATGCGATCATGATTCAGGCCGAAGGATTGATTGATGAGGATGTGGACACTGTCGCCAAGGGCAAAAAATGGACAGAGGTTTTGCTTTCAAGGGGAAAATTCCGTCCGGATATGGACCCAAACAGCAAGGTTATTCTGGTCCCCCAGGAAAAGCACCCGGTAGAATGGATGGGCGCGCGGGATATCGCTTTCGCGCCGGGATCGCCCGGAGCTACCAAGTTTGAGCCGGGTGTGATCATCACCATGGACGAGGGCATGGCCTATCCCGGGGCCCAGCGGCCGGACTTCAAGGAATTCTTCCTGGATATGAAGTTCTTCAAAAAACAAAGGATGGTTGAACGGCTTATCGATATCGATGGATCCAAAATATGGCAGACATGGGTGAACATGGAAGACCAGAGACCGTACATACTTTCAGATGGCCAGAGAAAAGATAAGCGCGACTATATTCCCGCAGATGGTGAAAAAGCAATCCCGATATGGTGGGAAGAAAAGATTCCAAAGGAAATGCAGTGGTGGTCCGCGGGCACATCGGACAAAGAAAAAATGGATAAACTGGACGCCACGTACAACTACCTAATATCGAAAGGCGACATACAATCCAAGCCAATCAATACTGAAAGCGTAAATTCTAAAGTACTAGATATCACAGAATCTAGGTTGCCGCTAAAAATCAAATTCTCCGACTCAACTTACAAATTAATCTGCACCAAAAACGGGGGATTGATTTTAAATAAGGAATGACATTTTAAAAAAACCCTTGACAAACACTGGTATCTCTGCTATAATTCATATCAAAAGGATTAGTAGTCTTGCCGATTAGCCAAAGGATCTTCCAGATCCGATTAGCCAAAGGGTAGATGAAAACCTAAAAAAAGGTTTCTCATTTTTACCACAAGGCTGATGAAAAAATTCTTCTACCAAACAGCCGTACTGCTTGAATCGAAAGACAAAGAGGGCAAGGAGTGGGACGTTGTCTTGATCCAGGCAGGTCTATCCCTGAACAACAAGTTCTATCCGGCCGATGTTCTCAAAAAGGCTGTTGGCCTTTTCGAGAGCGCCAAGGCTTTTGCTTTCGAGTTTGCCGGCAAGATGTACAACCATCTTCCGGAACTTGCGAGGCAGGCTCTTCCTGAAGGTTGCATTAAAAATCTTGTGGGGTGGTATGATAACCCGAGATTTGCAACATTCAAAGATGCGGATGGCAAAACCCAAGAAGGTATTCTCGCCAGGCTTCATATTTCAGAAAACGCAAAGTGGCTCCAGGAACTTCTACGCGATGCGTGGGATCACGGCAAGAAATCCTTGTTGGGTTTTTCCATTGATGGGGATGGCCGTATTGCTGAAGTAAGCAAGGACGGTAAAAAAATCTACATGGTGGAGGATATCAACCGCATAGATTCAGTGGACATCGTGACTCATCCTGCAGCTGGTGGTCAGCTGATACGACTATTGGCTAGCATATCTTTCGAAGAGGGGAAACAAATGGAATTTCTGAAAAAGCTTTACGCGATGGCGAAGAAGATAAAGGAAAGCCTGGTCGAGAACATCGACTCCGAGAGCGTGACCCCGGAGCAGGAATTTTCGCTCATAAAATCCATAGTCGAGAGCGAGGATTTCAAGGCCAAGGAAGAGGCCGAATTCACATCGGCCATGATCGATCGCCTGATCGAAATGATCACGGACGGCAAGAATAAGGAATCGATCGCCGTGCTGAAGGCCCTCAGAACCAAGATGAATGAAACGAAAGCCGCTCCGGCTCCCGCGCCAAAGCCGGCGGATTCGAAGGATGGCAAGACCGCGGAAGCGCAGAAGCTCATGGACGAGATGTCCGCGAAGAAAATCGAGATGGACAAGATAATCGAGGACTCGAAGAAGCAGACATGCGCCGCGATGATCACCGAAGCGCTGGCGGCCAGCAACCTTTTCGAACCCGTGAAGGACAAGGTCAGGAAGCAGTTCGCGGGCAAGATCTTCGAGAAGGCCGAGCTGGAGGAAACCATAAAGGCCGAAACCGACGTGCTGGCCAAGCTCTCCGAAAGCGGAAACGTGAAGGGGCTGGGCGGTGCCAAGGTCGAGGTTGACGAGCTGGACAAACTGCAGGCGCACCTGGATCTGATGATAGATCCGGCCGCCGAAATTCCGGCGAAGCTGAAGGAATCGGTGGGCGAGAAGAGCGCGTTCAAGAGCATCAAGGCCGCATACCTGGCGTTCAACCCGCACGATCCCAACATATCATTCGCAAGGAAAAGAAGCAGCCTGAGGCTGATGGAAAACATCACCACCGGGGACTTCTCGTACGCGCTCGGGACCTCGATAAACAAGAGGATGGGGAAGGAGTTCAAGACCATCCCGTTTATCTTCGACCCGATCGTGAACAAGGTTTCGGTTGACAATTTCAAGCTCCAGGAGATAATCCGGTGGGGCGGGTATTCAACCCTGCCGACGGTTGCCGAGAGGGGATCCTACACGGACCTGATGGAGCCGACGGACGAAAGGGCGACCTACACCCCGGGGAAGAAGGGCGGGATCGTGTATGTGACGCGCGAGACGATCAAAAACGACGACATGCGCTTCATAGCCAAGATCCCCGGCAAGGTCACCAAGGCCGGCATAAGGACGCTCCAGAGAGGCGTGTCCGCGCTGCTTACCGCCAATGGGACCTATGTTCCGGGCGGTACGGCGATATTCACCGCGGCCTACGGTAACTACACGGTGGACAACCTTTCATATGACCACCTGGTTGCCAGGCGCGCCGCCATGAAGCTGAGAAGGGAACGCGGAACGGTCAGGACATCCGGTACGGCCACCAGCGCGACGAGTACCACGATCTGCGATACCGCGAACGCGACGATACTCGATGACGTATACAATACCTATTACATCAGGATTGTCTACGGAACGGGTGCCGGCCAGACGAGGCTGATATCGGACACCGCGACCTCCGGAAGCACGATCACCGTGTCGACCGCGTGGACCACGAATCCTTCGACGGATTCGAAGTACGAAGTGTCGATGGTGACCAACGACGACGAGAAGATAGGGCTGATCCCGAAGTTCCTGATATACGGAGACAGCCTCGAGTCCAAGGTGAATTCGCTTCTCGGTTCGGAAAAGAACCCGGAGGACGCGGCTTCGAACGAGGTCAGCGACACCTTCAAGAAATACACCCCGATTTACGATCCGTTCCTTGACGGAACCTCGCAGTACTACTGGTTCCTGGCAGCCAGCAAGGCGGATTGCGACATAGTCGAGGTTGGGTTCGTGGATGGCGAAGATGTTCCGATGCTCCTGCTCCAGGATCAGGCGACCGTGGGGAATGTGTTCTCGGCGGACGAGATCACGTACAAGGTCCGGTATGAATACGGACTTGTAGTCGCCGGCAACGAAGGCCTGGACGGCAACTTCGGGACGGGCGTGTAGTTCGGTAGGGAAAACATACAAGGAGGCGGGCGAACCCCGCTTCCTTGTCTTGTTTAAATAAAAGGCGTTCCGGACTAACCGGAACTTCTCTAACAGGAGGACTCAAATGGGGATGCCTAATTTCAGGGGTGGTATCAAGAGCATGGGAGTGCCGATTCTCGGCGGGCAGGGACTGTTAACCAACGGGACTTCATTTTTTCTGGATCCCGTCAATGGCAGCGACGGCCACGATGGAAAATCTGCCGACAAAGCTTTCAAGACGCTTGCTGTTGCATACGCGGCCATGACCGATGGCGCGAACGATGTCCTGTATTACCTCGCCGGAGCCACTTCGCTGACCGGCCTGAGCGCAATACTCACATGGGCCAAGAGCTATTGCCATTTCGTTGGCATCTGCGCGCCCACGATGATTGGCCAGAGGGCGAGAATATTCCAGCTGTCAACGGCAACTGGTATATCGCCGCTCATAAACATAACCGGCAGTGGCTGTATTTTCAAGAATCTTTACGTTTTCCATGGCGTGGCCGATGCGACCTCGCTGGTCAATATCCAGGTCACTGGCGACAGGAACTATTTCGAGAATGTCCATTTCGCCGGGATAGGCAATGACCTGATGGACGCGAACGGTGCGTGCAGCCTTAAGATGGACGGGGCCCACGAAAACAGGTTCGTCAACTGTTCGATAGGCCTTGACACGATCGATGCGGGATCGGCCGCTTCCACGTACGGCATCCTGTTCGACTCCGAATCATCGAAGAACGTTTTCGATGACTGCGTGATTTACAGAAGGATCGAACACAACACGAACCACAAGCTGGTGGGACTCGCGGACAACCTGGGCGTCGGATCGTTTACGATTTTCAGGGGCTGCATCTTCCAGTATTTCTCGACCAACCAGGTTTATCACGGGACCGAGATATTCAATATACCCGCGATCTCAAGCACCACGAGACGGATAGTCCTGAAAAGCTGCATGGCCATTTCGGGGAATGCGACGGCGATAGCGTGGGATGCCAGCAGCCGCGGAATTCTCTGGGCCGACATGGTGGCTCCTGCGGCCTCAGCTGCCGGCGGCTTGTCAACGGTTCGATAGGAAATAAAATCGGGAGTGGCGGTATTTGGCCGCCACTCCTCATATCGGGAGAATGATAAATGAAAATTCTGGTAGCCACAACCCCCCATGCGATCGAGGAACTTTCCAGGAAACACACTGGCGTGAAACAGGCAGACGGCAGCGTCTTCTTTGAAGTCGAAGACGATGTCATGCTGCCTCTCGATCCCTCAGCGAAATCCGAGAGTCCCGGAAAATCCGGGAAGCCCGGGAAGCCTGAGCCTAAAAAGAAAGGCGATAAAGGGAAATAGTTTCCCTAAGCGCAATATATATCGCCTGATAAAAATGGGAGGACCATCATGTCCAGGAGACCTCATACCGATTACGCAGTACTCGCCTCAGCTCAGCGCAGCGCCGGTGACGGTTACACGTCATGGATCAATGTCAGCTCTGAAAAAGAAGTTTTTATTGAAGTGAAGGTTACCGCGAAAAGCGGCGCTCCCGCTTTGGATATGGTTTTGCAATGCTCTCCCATAGATCCCAACAAGGATGGAACCCGGTGGGCCGCGATCGCCGTGGAACCGCAAATCACAAACGCACAAATAGGAACTTCATTTCCAAAAATATTCCGCAGCACATCGCATAGTGATTTTGTAGGGTGGGTCAGGGTATTATATACGGTGGGCGGAATAACTACGCCAAAGCTAACATTCTCAATAAATCTTCAGTCTAAAAGCTGATGGAGGAATGATGAAAAAACTCATAATTTTACTGGCTGTAATTTTTCTTTCATGCGGTATGTCCTATTCATGGATAGATAGCGAGGGATCCACATGGACCGTTACCGATGCTGGCACGGGATGGGAGATTAAGGACATACAAAACGATGTGCATGATGTTGTGAATCATGCGTGGAATGTTGTCAATACTTCATCCGGGCCCTATCACAACAAAATGTGGGTGTGGGATTCCGATCTGAGCCAGTGGATAGAGCTCGCGGTTTCTTCCACCAATGCCGATGAGGTTGCGATCAATTCAAAATCGCAGAATGTCAAGAGTTTCCTGTATGGATATTCCGGAACCAGCTGGGACAGGCTCAAGAGCGACGGACTCCATTATCTCTATGTCCGCAGCTCAACGGATTCCGTGACCCAGGCCAGGCTCTATGACTGGAACGGCAGCGCGTGGCAGACCACGGATATCTACGGGCTGGCCCGGTCGACCGCACAGGACATTACGATCGATAGGATAGAGAAAATGAACCTGGCCATGTTTGGTGTGGCCCGCAGCACCGGTATTGATCTTACCGTGACGAGACTGGAACAGCTTAATCTAGCATTATTCGGTGTTGCCCGTTCATCCGGGATGGATGCTGCAATAGATCGTGTCGAGAAAATGAATTTATCGCTCTATGGCGTGGCCCGGAGTTCGGGGATGGATTCGCTGATCAGCGAGATGCAGAAGAATACGCTGGCGCAATTTGGCATCGCCCGTTCTTCCGATATGGCCCGGGTGCTGGAAGAAATGTTTGGTCTTTCCAGATCCACCGGTACAGATCAAACCATACAGAGGATCCAGGAAATGGATAAATCCTTATATGGCGTGGCGCGAAGCACTGGAATGGATTTACTGATAAGTGAAATCCAGAGGAGTATATTGGCACAATTCGGGGTAGCTCGTTCAACCGATGTCGCGCGAGTTCTTGAAGAATTATTTGGACTCTCACGATCTACTGGAACTGATTTAACGATCAGTGAAATACAGAAATTGAATCTGGCGTTGTTTGGTATTTCAAGATCAACCGACGTTGCATTCCTTGTCCAAGAACTATATGGCCTTTCAAGAAGCACGGGAACAGATGCGATCATTTCCAGACTGGAACTACTTTCCCTTGGCCTATATGGAATTGCAAGGTCAACAGATATTACCCAACTAAGCGATGACATCGAAGGATATTTATATGGTGTTGCCAGATCGACAGGTATAGACACCACCATATCCAGATTGGATTCACTTTTATTGGAACTATATGGATTATCAAGATCCACCGATATCGCAAAACTTAGTCAGGACATAGATGGATATCTGAAGGGGGTTGCGAGATCGACCGGAACGGATACATCCATTGCGCGACTCGACAGCTTGCTTCTGGAAATTTATGGTCTATCCCGCAGTACTGGAACCGACGCAATAATCAATCGCCTCGATTCTTTACGGCTGGATATGTACGGCGTTGCCAGGAGCTCGGGGATGGACCTGACAATCCAGAGCATCCAAGAAATGAATTCTGCTCTTTACGGCGTGTCCCGGTCATCGGATATGGCCCGGGTACTCGAGGAGATGTTTGGGCTTTCGAGATCCACCGGAACCGACTTGCTCATCCAGAGAGTCGAGGAATTAACGCTATCGCAGTATGGTGTAGCGCGCTCTTCCGGAATCGATCTTACGATTCAGCGCCTGGAAGAACTGATCCAGGGGTTATTCGGGGTCACAAGATCCACTGGAATGGATTTGCTGATTGATTTTATCCAGTCGCGACTTGAACATTGCGATACCAACGATGTCAAAGTTACTTCTGGAATCTTTACTCTTGATAATTCTTCCGGGACACCGGCCAGTGTGGGAACATATTTCTGGAATGGTTCTATATGGACAGAAGCACTGACCGAAGGGTCAACTAACCATAATTTGAGAACTGGAATCTGGGCTGGGTCGAGCCAGGCCGGGGTATCATTACTTTCTGGAGCATGGACCGCTGTTTCAAATATAGGATTACTTACGCTGGACTATCCTTATTATTACAATATTTCAAGGGCCAGGTGGGAGCGTTCAAATATTTCCAATGATGGTTATTTACATGTAGAAACTTCCACCAATTCGCACGCGCAAATCGATAATTTTCCATCGGATTATCCGGATAGCACGGCCGCTTCATCGTTAAGCGCTATCGATACGACGCTTTCCCGGATCTCGGAAGTCGTAAGATCCACGCCACAGGCGATATCGCCAGATTACAATAATCGCATTTCAACTGGAACTGGCGGGAAGCTTCTGGTATCTGGAAATGTTTCAGTGTCTGGATGGAATATGGATCAGTTTAGTTTCTATTCGCTTGGTGGTGATTCCGAAGTTACATCCACATGGACGGATGGAATATTCTATTGTCTGGAAGGAATACCATTTTCATCCGGTAAGCTTTCCAGGACTGTTTCAGATCCGACATTCCAATGCTCGATGAGTTATGGAACAACTCTGTACTATACGATCATAGGTGTTCAATAGGAGCTATCCAATGAATAAAAAATTATTTATTCTTGCATTAATTATTGGACTTTCGGGAACAGCGTGGTCTCAGTATGGTGGGGACGGTCTGGGAAATCACAAGGCCATAAAAGATTTGAACATGAATGGCCATGGAATGTCTGGAGTTCAATCCATAACATTTCCCGATGGAAGCGTTCAGGTATCAAGTCCCGGAGCAAGTGATGTTTCAGGACTAGCCAATAAATATGATACGCAGGTATCGACTACAAGTCTTGATTTGCTAAGTAAGGCGCGTGCGTATTCGCAGCAGAAGGCGAACCACTTCAAGATGTCGACCGAGCAGATATGCGGGAATCTTCGACCTAAAACCATGATGTTGGGCGATTCTATTTTATCCCAGTATTATGATTTCAAGGACGTGTACAGCTCCTATACCCATTGCGTGTCAAGCAACTGGGCGGGAACGGGAGCGAATACTTCAGGGATTTATAAACAAATGGTTGACGGAGTTCCCGGTTATCAACCTCAACTAGTAATACTTGAAGCCGGACTGAATGATATTGCCGCCGGATTCATCGACAAAAATATATACATAAGCACGTACAGCAAAATACTTGATTATCTCGAAAGCACCGACACAGTCAAGGCAGTGGTCGTCCTAAGAATGACTCCGTGGACGCTCGGAACGGACGAGCAATCAGCGCGCATTGACGAATGGAATGACGCTCTCGAGCTGCTTGCTTCAACGTACACGAAGACAATAGTATTAGATCCCGGGGCAGAAATGGGCGCGCCGAGGGCTTCAGGTCCGCCCTACAATAAGTGGAATATGCTTCCCGTGTATAATTCTGACGGAATACACCTATCATTTACAGGTGGTCATAAATATTGCCGGATAGTTACCGACGCGGTAATAAATACAAACGCCCTGAACAGCAGGGATTTAATTGACACGCTGCAATATGGAGCCACCGATTATGCCGGGGCTGTCGATGTGCAGAATTCAACGCATACTTTAGGGCTTCAGTTATTTAATGTTCCAGCAGTTACAGGGACAGCTTTGGGAAATACCTATATAGCGTCAACGGAAGGAACATTTATTAATACTAAAACATATGCAGTTTTATGGGTCAAACCCGTAGTGAACGCACAGGAAGTAAGGTTGAAAATGTGCGTGTGGGGACATACTGGGACGGAACAATTAAAGGCGTGCTTGTACCTGAATGCCTGGGGTCCGCCTACAGGTGGGGGCAGACCAGCCGCGAGGGTTGTGGGGTCAAGTCCGACTGTAATGACAGTACTAAGTACGACAAAACCCACGAAGGACAGTGAATGGCTTTACGGAACTGCTATTCCGGGCGTGACGCTTCAAGCGGAAACAACTTACTGGTTTGTCCTGACAACGGATAACGATGTTCATTTTGCTTATGATACTGGCGCGTCAGAAGTACGTTACAAGGATAAAAATACTGACGGCTGGGCAGCCTTTCCTTCCCCTGACGCTGGAGGTTTTTCCAATCCGCAGGCATGGACAGTTTCTGCCTATATTCAATGCGATGAAGTAGTTGATGAACATGTGGCAACTGTCAATAGCAAATTCAATGAGATAGCCATTACCTCAACAACCGAAACAACCGAACGAATTACAACTGATAACCTTATTGCGGAAGCCACTACATATACGCAGCAGCAACTCACTAACAACGTAGGGCAGCCAGTACTGGCGACATCGACGCCGACATTCAGAAATGTAGAAATATCGTCGCCCATATATGCGGTGCAGCAGTGGTTATTGAATCAGAGTTCGGTGACAGATACCGATTCAACTAAATTTGATATTATGTGTGGAACCAGCGTCGTTTTGGGCAACTTCTTTGGGGTTGCTAATGATATTAACGGAAATCCCAATAGACTTGTGGTACGCAAATCGAGATATTACTCGTTGGGGTTCAACGGATGCTTAGTCGATACAACGGCTAGTGCATCCACAATTTATATGGCGATATTCATAGATGGCGCGCAAGTTTCAAGTACGAAAAAACAATATTTTTCAGTCCAAGATAAGCTCGAGGGTGTGGTGTGTGCATATTCTGGATTCATCTCTGAGGATAGCTACATAGAGATTGGTTTATCATCCGACACTGGCGATGTATACGCACCTTGTAGTGGTACATTAACTGTTTCTTTAATTCCATAATAAGGATAAATATAAAAATGAATGGCGGATCTAATTTCATGAGGCTTATCCGCACCGGCCAGTTGACAGATGATGTCAACAATAAGATTCCACCCATATTTATAAGGCTCGCTGAAGTGATTATTATACTGGCGGTTATGTATGGGGGGTTCAGGGTAACGGTAAATAATCTTCAATTTTCTGTTTCCGTTCTTCAGGACACGGTGGGAACAAGCAAAAATACACAGAATCTATGCGAAAGGACGGTTGCCCTTGAAACAAATTATGGCAATATTGAAAAATCATTAAAAAGAATAGAGGACAAAATTGACAAGAAAAACAGGGGAGGTAAAAACGAATGAAAAAAATCATTATCGGTTTTGTTGCTGGAATTTTATTCGCATCGGTGGTTTCTTTTGCGGAGCTCGTTTACAAGAAAACCACAATTGAATCATGGAATGGTGAAATAACGACCGGCCAGAGATTCATACTGGTAGATGAGAAATGCACCCAGGTCCGGGTCTATCCGGCATCTTCCAGGATGACGGATATCAAGGTGGATCCGGGCGAAACCCTGCGGATCAATTTGGTTTTAAAAAAATGAGCACTTATAAGTTATCAGATTTCAATTCCGAGGTTGATGTTAGATTAATGCAGCCAGCCAGCGGTGCGCCGCTAACATCAGACGAAATAGATTCCCTCATTCAAAAAACAGCAGCTAAGATTTATTCCAAGCACGTTCCATTCAAGAAGACTTCAAATATTTCTGCGGATGGGACGTATCTTTATTTGATCAATGCTTCCAATTTCCCCGGATGGATAGAGGGGTTCTCGGATATCATCAAGGTGGAATATCCAGCCGATCAATACCAGGATCCGGCCGATGCGAACATTCCATTTGAAGAATTTGAAATCTATGAAAAAAATGCTTTGAAATATTTACGGTTTCTAGCTGCCACCCCGACATCGGGATATACGATTAGGCCGACATACACAATACCACACACGATCGCCGCAGCGGCCGCAGATACGACAATTTATGATTCTGATTTTGGGGCTGTCTGCGATCTCGCCGCTTGTATATGTTGCAGGTCGATTGCAACCAAATATGGATTCTTTACAGATTCAACAATAGGCGCTGATGCGGTTGAATACCGATCCAAAAGTGATGTCTGGGCTGCCCGGGCCAAGAATTTCTGGGACCAGTATATGGCGACCATGTTCCCGGAGGCCAGCGCGGCGCTTGCCATGCGTGAATTCGACACCGTATTCTCTGGGAACGGTTTGTATGCCACAAGATTAACACACACGGACAGGTAAAATGGAAATATCGATTGATTTAAAAAAGATTGGAACACTACTGAACGACCATCCGAAATCTATTGCCATATTCGAAGAAGAAGTCGGGAAAATATTTGAAGAAGGAACTTCATTTCTTATGCGTGAAGTGGTTCGCGGAACCCCGGTATATCGCGGACACCTGGCCGGCTCTGTATTTCGTGAAGTAAAAGGATCAGGATTGGGGTTGCATGGATTGGTTGCTACCCCGCTGGCCTATGCGAGTTTTATAGAAACTGGTGAACCACCTCATGTGCCTAATTTCGGGAATCTTGCAGAATGGGTCCGCGCAAAGATGGGATTGACGGGATCGAATTTATATGCCGTGGTTACGGTGATTTCAAGAAAAATGGCAACATCCGGGGTCAAACCTCATTTTATGTTTAAGAGAGCATTTGAAACCGGAAAAATTGAAATTCAAAAAATCATAAATAGAGCAGAAAAAAGAATCATTGAAAGGTTAAGCCGATGAGTTATTCTGCGGTTATAGCTCAGATAGATACTGTTTTAAAATCTGCCACTGGAGTAGTGGCCGCGAATGTATATAAATACGACAGGCTTTCAAGGGACTGGAATGAATATTTATCATCATTCAAGGATGCCGCTAACAGCGTAATTCATGGATATACAATTACAAGAGCGAATTGGGGCCAGGAAAGAGAAGCTAGCAGGTCAAATAAAAGAGCAACCAAATGGATCATCCGGGGTTATTATTCCATGGGAAGCTACGGTGCAACCGAAATCACATTTCAAGGCATCATTGATAATATAGCAACTGCTTTTGATTCTGATCCTAGGCTGAACAGTACCGTGCTTACGGTTGAAAATTTTGATCTCGATATTTTCGAAGCAAGAATGTTTGGTGATGTTCTCTGCCATTATGCGGAAATGAGTCTGATAACGCTGGGGCAAATAAATTATTAGGGGGTTTTATGCAAAAAGTTGAATGGATAAATAACGAATCCGGCGAACTCTCAGGAATCGGTGTTTTCAAAAAAGGCGACAAGTTTCAGGTTTCAGATGATCTCGCGAAACAGCTCATATATCAGGGACTGGTCAAGGATGTATACGTGAGCAAAAAAGACAGGGAAAATAAAACCGAGAGTAGCAAGGGAGGAAGATAATGGGTGGAACAACTGGGAAATTAACACACTTCGGAGTGGCGCCGGAAGTAATTTTCGGGACAGCGGTGGGAGCAACATCCTATCTGAAATACAATTCGGAATCCATCGCCCTATCCATCGAAGATCTGATGGAAGCATCCCTGAACGCCATCCGTGATGAGGGCACCTCACATAAAGGGCTTGTTGGGATAGGTGGCGATTCAGTCCATGAGATTCACCCGGCAGGCGCTGGAATACTGCTCAGGAGCGCCCTGGGTGCGCCAGTTAGCACGAATGATACGGGAAGCTACACGCACGTATATACGCCGCTAGCAACCAGGAATCGGGCCACCGGGACGGCCATTGCCACCACCGACGGCACGCAGATAACCGTTACCGGGACCCCATATACCGCCAGCCAGCATGTCGGGAGATGGGTTCATGTCATCACCGGATCCGCGGCCGGTCAATGGGCGCCGATTACGGCAAATACCACATCGGTTCTTACGTGCGCCACTTCTCCGGCGGCCGCAGTCGCTGATACTTTCGAAATAGTCGATGGTCCCCGGCACTGTGTTCTGCCGCCATATACAATCGAGGTTAACAGGGACATGACTGGTGCGACCCCCGCGTTCCAATATAAGGGCATGGTTATTAATGCACTGTCTTTTACGGTTGGAGTGGGTGCTAAGATCATGTCCGCAACCTCTTCATGGCTCGGACAGAACTTTGCAAATATCGCGGCAACATCGCCCACGCTGCCAACCACAGAGCCGTTCATGTGGGACGATTGCGTTCTCGGGGTGGGCCTGGCAACTTCCGGAACCGCGAGCGGCGGGTCTGTCTCAACAATAGTGCAAACTGGCGCAGGATGGACCGTGAACGCTTACGCCGGATGTATAGTTTTAACCACCGGAGGCGTGGGCCCCAACCAGTGTAGGAAAATAGCTTCTAATACTGCCGATACGCTAACGATTTCACCAAATCTTTCAGTTGCTGCTGCCGCAACAACCACGTTCAAGGTTTTCTATGCCAGCAATCTGATTGAAACCATGACTTTCGGGTGGAATAACGGGCTTGTCGCTGTTCCGACACTGAATAACACAAACTATATTGCCCAGATCCTGAACGACGGGTACAGAACCGGAACCATTTCAAAGACAATAATTCCCGAGGATGTTATTGACCACACCACTTATTACTCGGGGTGGACAACGCGGGAATGGTGCCTGTACTTCCACGGGGCAAATATAACCGGCAACCATTACTACGATTTGATATTCTATTTCCCGAAGGTGCTTTTCACGGCCTATCCGGTAAATGTTGGGGGTGGAGGGAGAATTACTGTTGCCGCTGGCGCAAAAATAAAGTATGACGCCACGGCCGGGTATTTCTGCAAGGCCATCTTGCACAACAATACCAGCGCATACTGAGTATTTTTCCGGTAAGGGAGCGTTGCCAATAAGCCATCGGAGAAATCAGTGATCCTGAAAAGGATTATTGATTTCTCCGATTTATTTTAAGGAGAAAATATCATGGGAGCAAAAGAAGATTTTTTGGAAGCTACTCAAATTGAAAATCAAGATATTTATTACACGGTCAAGAAAACTGGATTATTGAAAGGTAATAAGAAAATCAAATTTGTCATCAAGCCAATTTTATCTAAGGATTTATTTTCCAAAGAAACTCGTGATGAAATTCTAAAAGAATTGGCAACGGGTCAAAATATAGATGAAGCTTCTAGGATTATTGCTCAGAAATATATCAAAGAATTCTTAAATCAAGATGAGGATTCTATTTGTAAATTTTTATTTGGAAAAGGAATTGTTAATCCCAAGATTGTTGAAAAAGAAGATAATCTCAAAGACAATGAACTTCCTTATTCATTATTGAATTGGGAAATTAAGATTTTTTTAATTAATAATTTGATTAAGATTTCCCCAATCTTTCAAAAGGTATAAATATGGCTAACACTCTTGATATCTTATTAAAAGCGAAGGGTGGCGACCAAGCAAAATCAGAGATGGGGAAGGTAAATAAATCCGCCTCTGAAACCACCCAAGTATTTAAAACCCTTGGAACTATGCTGACAGTTGGTATAGTTGCCAAGGGTTTTTCAGATTTAATAAAAGCTTATACTATTCAAGAAACAGCAATAACTAAATTAAATGCATCATTAAAAGCTCAAGGAGTATTTTCAGAGGGATTATCTAAAAGACTACAAGATCAGGCCTCAGCTTTACAGCAAGTTACTACTTTTGGAGATGAGGCTATTTTATCGGGACAAGCTTTTGCTATGTCTATGGGGGTGTCCGTAGATCTTGTGGAAAAAATGACACCGGGCGTGTTGAATTTTGCTTCTGCTATGGGATTGGATTTACAATCCGCATTTAAGATAGTGGGGCAAGCCGCGGCGGGTGAAGTAAGTATGCTAAAACGGTATGGAATAATTTTAACAGATTCACAAGTGAAAAATAAGGATTTTAATGCTGTTTTAAATGTAATGGAGAAAAATTTTAAAGGTACAGCAGAAGCTGTTGCAAAATCTGGAATTGGCCCCATGGAACAATTTAAGAATACCATTGGGGATGTAAAAGAAAGACTTGGAGCTGCTTTAATTCCTGCTTTAAATGATTTAATTAAAAGCGTAAAAGAATATCTTCCTATTTTTGAAAAAGTTGGATTGGGACTTGTGGCAATAGCTTCAACTACGATTGAGGGAATTGCAAATATAGCAGATATAATTTCTAAAGTTTCTAAGGGTAAATTTAAAGAAGCTTTTGCGGATTCAGTACGGCATGGTAAAAATATAGAAAATACATGGAAAAGAACTACTGAAAGAATGTTAGAAATAGAAAAAGAAGCATCCAAGAAAAGTATTGAAATTACAAAATTAACACAAGAAGAAGAAGATTTACTTACGGCAAAAAAAATTGATAGAGCAATTGCAAGCGAAACAAAACGATATGAAGATTATTTAGAAAAAGAAAAGGAACGGATTAAAAAAATAAAGGAAACCGAAAAAGAGGAATATGATACAAGAAGAGAACTCGGAGAACTCAACTTACAACAAATTTTAACTAATTTAGAAAAAGAAATAGAGGCCGAGGAAGAGGGATCTGAAAAAAGAAGAGCTCTCGAATTGGCGGTTACTGAATATAAACATGCACTGAGGCTCGAGGACGCTGCAAGAATAGCCGAGGTCCAGAATGCCATTACGTCAAACCTACAAACCAATCTATCCGATATGCTTTTGGGAGAAAAGACTTTTGGCGAAGGTGTGGAGGGAGTTTGGGATAATCTTAAACAGACAATTATTTCAACAATAGCAAAAACAGTCATAGAAGAAAAAGCGGCAGCGGCAATAAGAGTTGCGGCCGAGCAGGCCGTAATAGCCGCGAAAGCAATTTCAGCCTACGCCGGCATCCCGGTTGTGGGACTGGTGCTTGGCGTTGCAGCCGTGGCCGCAATGATCAGTGAGGTAAATAAACATACATTTCAAGGCGGTGGAACAGTTCCCGGCGCCGAGGGTGTACCGGTACAGGCAACAGTTCATGGCGGTGAGGAAATAATCACTCCCCAGCAAAAGCGTAGTGGAGCTGGAAAATCAATCAGTATTCAGGGCATATATATTCAATTCCCGAATGTAACGACCTTTTCTGATTGGATGAACGCGTCGCCGGCGCTGGTCAAGCAGGTGACGGAACGCAAGATCCTGCAAGCACTATCCACCCTTGAAGATGAAGGGAAAATTAAAGAAGGAACGGTTCTGATCTAATGGCAGACACAATCAGGATTA